CCAATCCCGATAACGAACCAGTCCAGCCGGTGTGTGTTCGAACAACTCAGTCCGCAGATACATGGACGGCTTCACGCCATCCGGAAACCTGAACTGATATTTATTGGCTTGCATGACGTTCTCCTTTCAATCTTCAACCAATACCGGCGGACTGCAATCAACCCTGTAAATCTTCGTCGCATATACCATGCGCTGGCTGACTCTCGGGTTGCCGTAGTTCTTGAGGTTGTAATAGTCGCTCAAGACCTTCCATGCGCGGGCTTTGTTTGTAGTCGTCCACGCCTTCTTCAGTTCAAACGTGAAGTTGTCGCGCAATTTTTTTAATGAATTCCATGCGCCAGGATCAACGACCCATTTGAAAATCTTCTTTCCAGGTTCTGCGCCTGCATAAGATATGGTGACTTGGGCTATCGCATACTTCATGACGTTCTCCTTGAAAAAAAGAAAAAGTTAAAAGGGTTGGTGCCGGATCGTTGTTCGAGTGACCCGGCAGGCTCGAGGTATTATTGCGAAGTAAAGACCGCAGGCAGTTGTTCATCGTGATCGCCGATGATCGCAATCACTCCGGCGTCATCGATCTCTTCAGCATCCGGTGACAAGAAATGCTGTGCGCCATGCTCCTCGAAGGCGTTCTCCTCGATGAACGTCATCTTGAATTCACCCTTGATGGTATAGACGACAACCGCGAAGTTCATCTGTGCCATGACATGCTCCTTAAACTTCTCGGCTTAATTGAAGTGAATATGTATTGCCATTCGGCATCGTGATATAGATGTATCCACGATCTCCGTAGCTATCTTCTTCGTCTCTAATATCGACTCGAACTTCTCCATCTTGTTGATCTCTGTACCAATCGTCGAGTGCTTCAGAAACAATGTCAAAGACTTCGGGTTCATCTCTCCAATTTGTCGGACATCTCATGACGTACTCCTTAAATAATCGCTGACTCGTTGAATGCCACGTGAAGGATCGCGTCGCACTTGTCGCAGATCAAGAACGACTCGCCAGGATAGCCGGAACATTCTCTCGCATGGTAGACGCTCCTGCCGCAATCACATCTGCTCGGCGGACCAGTGATGCGCTGGTACGCCTTCTCGAACGCCTTGAGCGTGACGCCGACCTTGTCTTCAAAGACGGTCGTGAAATTGTCATCCGTATCTCCGTACTCGATCCCGTCGATTGAAACGCTCAGTCCAAGATGGACTTTCACGGCCGGTCTTCCAGGTCGTTCGATGATGTACTCCTCGAAGGCGTATGGGTCGTAACTCGGTCCCTCGTTCCCTATCGTACGATATACCTTGGTCATGACGTTCTCCTTGTGAAAGAATAGAAGTCGAATAGTCTTCTATCGTGATCTCATGTAGTTGCGATAATCTTCTTCTGTCGGGACCGGAGTCAACTGAGCCTCCGCATCTTCCTGGGCAAGATCGCGAATGTATTCGCCAAGCGCAGAAACCCCGTCGATCTTTACAGGAATCTCGTCGATCAACGCCTCTCGAATCGAAGGCGTGACATCTGGATCGTCTGCTTCATAGTCGATGTACAGTTCAACATTCATTCTAATCGTGCGTCTCATGGCGTACTCCTTTTTGAAATGGGTTATGGGTTGATAGATGGTGCCGGATTGTTGAACGGGTAACCCGGCAAGCCCGATAAGGGTCAATCTTCTCTCAACTCGTTGATCGTATCTTTCATCGTGACTTCCGCAGAGCCAGCGAATGGATTGTCATCGTCGAGAGCGCATACGATATGCGGGAACCAGTACGCCATCGCTCGACGAGTCGCTTCGGTCGAGAATTCCTCGGCGTCCCTCAGAAGCCCCTGGACCTCTTCCATCTTTTCCTTGAGATCTTCCATTGCATCCTCAAGGCATTCCGCAAGTTCGTTCTTGCGGCACTCGTATTCCGCTTCAACATGATGAGTTGGAGGATTCACGAAGTAGAGGATCTCACCAGTATTGATGTCGAGCACGTGACCATGTTCGACGCTAACACCGTAGGTTATCGGATAACCTTCAACGAGTACTTCGTATCCAGTGAAGTATTCCGTATCAGTTTCTTCGATGACGTATTCGTCACCGCAGAAGATCTCACCGAGGTGTGCTTCCAGTATTGAAATCGCTCTGTCTCTGTTACCAAGTTCTTTCTCGCTCAACGTATTCATCATTTTACCCCTTTCATGTCTTCCAGAGTTTTCTTCGCATCTTCACGATCATCACACGGGATCAACATTCCGTTGCCGACCACGTAGTAACCGTCTTTCCTCTTCTCGATGTGAAGTTCCGTTTCCGTATCAAAGTTTTCTCCGTCTGAAAATTTCAACATGACGTACTCCTTTACTTACTGATCATTCCGGGAAAATCGATTTCTTCTTCTACGACCTCATCCAACAGTGATTCGACAATTTCCAGTTTCTCAGTGGCTTCCATCAGTTCATCAGCCTTCTGGCCGTCTTGAAGGTTCTCGGGAAGGTTATCGAGCCAGTCCTGTAATTCTTCTCTGAGGTTGTTGATTTCCATTGCCGCATCTTCAATTGTCTTGATAATCTCTTCGTAACGAACTCTTCTGCTTTTTTTCTTCGTAGCCATGACGTTCTCCTTTTGTGAAAATGGTTTGCCTCATCAGTATCATCGTAACCAACGTTTGATAGAGGAAACGGCGAGCGCCGTTCCCTTTCGGCATTGTCGCGGATTCAATAGGGCAGGATTATTCAGTCCGGCTTGATCGGCCATCCCGTTACTCATGTTTCATGGCGTAGCCAAGTTCACGGGCGCGTACTTTTGATTTCAGTTGGAAGATGAAGATGAGCAAGCCGCGCGTTTCTAAGCGAGCGGATTGAAAATACTCATCCACCGCGTTCGTCAAGTTCAGAACGCCGAGTTGTTATTTCAACTCGTATAGCGGATCAAGGTTTTCTGAGTCCCCCTTGTCTTACCGCCTGAAGGGTTGGCTGAAGGCAAATGAATATTGCCTCGCATCGACCGTGCCTCTTCAGCGTTGCCGCTTCACCCTACCCTCGGGTAGGCTTTCAGAGGGCTGCCCCCTGGAAGCGGTTTTCATTTTGTTAAAGATCATGTCTATTATTATCGAGAGTACGCTTTAATAAATCAAAGCGGAAATGGACTATTTTGAAACTTTTTTTTGATCAATTAAAGCGCGAGTAGAGAACAACTTATGATAACCCGGTTCTGGGAGGACCCGATTTTCAGGGGTCTGGGGCATGAAAAAGGGGGCAGATCTGAGATGAACAAGCCCAGATCCACCCCCAGGGGCCGAGATGGGAACCCGAGAGAAAATTTACGTCTTACAATATTCCAGACGGACGACGATATTATAACTGCTCATATCAACGCCCGATTTCGTTACCACGTTCGTAGCATCAATCTTTATGAAGTAAAGTTCGTTAACGGTAGAACGCCAGCCCCATTCGCTATACGCCCCACTGTCTTCTATCCACACCTGTACTAAGATCCTGCTCGTTAGATCTATAGATGTGATGCTGTGCGCCGTATTTTTATTCGTGGCGACTGGACCTGCGCCGGTGTCAATAACTTTTGAATACACCTTGTCTGATCCGCTGTACTTGCCTGTCCAGTGTTCCGTCGTACTCCAAATATCTTGAAGAGGGTGCCACTCGCTTTCTTGAGATGAGTAGCCCATCCAGATCTTTTCATCATGGACGAAAGCAACCTCACCACCACGAGGTGTTCTGAAGTACCACGTGCCGTCCCAGTAGACAGCGAGGTCATCTTCCTTGCCAGCCCACGCGCCCGTCGCCGTTGTCGCAGGAATGTACGTGTCGCCGTTGGACTCGCCACCAGGCGGCGCAGTAAGATCTCTGTCGAGGATCTTAGGATTATCAAAGTATCGAGAGAGGAAGTCCATCTGCAACCACTCTGTTCCGTCGTATCCTATCCAGATCGCCTCGTCGTCAATGTAACCAAACATTCCAGCCGCCGGTGATATGAAGATCCACCCGTCGAAATAGACAGCAAGATCGCCTTCATGCGTCGCCCATGCGCCCGTGGCCGTAGCCTTCGGAATATACACGTCACCATTCGACGGAGACCCGGGCGGGGCTGTGTCATCTCGATCGAGAATGTAGAGTGCGCCGAGAACAGACGTTCGCATCACGCCCTCGTTGTAGATACTCTCTGCGCCAGCCTGCACAGGGGCCATGCCTGGTGCCTCAGAGATGGGAATATTGTCAACCATCATATACTCCTATGGGTAGGCCACGCTCACGTCCTCGCTTTCTTTTCCGCGACCGGATAGCATGGACATCTGAAATACCTTGAACTTGATCGTCGTTCCGAGTGATACGCCGTCAGCTGTCTGCTCGGCCTGAGTATAGGTTACGGTAACGGCGTCTTCAACCGTCTTCGTCCGCAAGAACGTATCGGTCGAGTCGTAGAAGTCGATCTCGTAGATTTCTTTCGGTTCCTCGATGGGAGTCTCCGCCTCAGAAAATAACGTAGCAATGAGTCGCGTACGCCTCAACCACGTACATACGACATCGTATCCGCTACGCACGCCCTGGACGTTCGTCGGTGAGAAACAGGTGACGCTACCCATCTTATGCGTGATGGTCACTACGTTCGACACGTCAGACTCATCCTGGTGAGATGGGACCGCCTTGTACTTTCGTTCTTCGTTCTTCTGCCGGATGTTCGATCTCACGAACTGAACTCCTGGATCAGTGAGCAAGACCGCTGCGTCATTGATGGCATGGCCGTCGATCTCGTCTATCGTATCCCGAAGACCGCGCAGAAGAGTATCGAGTTCGTATTCATACCAGTCTTCGTATCCATCGTCGGCGGTCTGAAGGGTCGCATTTGCGAATCCGATGATCTCATCCCCGAGCAACATTCGGTTCGCACCCTTCAAGACCTCATCTTCCGTCGCGCTTTCGAGCGATCCGCGAGGCATCCGCACCGTTACCGTGTTCGTTCGATCCCAGGATAGGCCGGTGACGCCGCCGCCGAGGACTGACTGTGCGCTGCCCATGTTCGCTTCGGAATAGATCGGGACCAGTTGATCGTAGTTTGTCCCGCCGTCAAGACTGACGAAGAGAATGGCACCGCGCCACTCGTCCGATGCCGTACTGCACGCTGCCGCTACATAGAATCCCGGCACGTCGTGATGATCATCCTTCAGAGGGGCATGGTCAAATATCTTCAACTGAAGTGTCGGGGGCTGATAACCCCAGTCAAGAACGTACTCTTCTTCCTCGAACGATGCCTCCGTCTTCTGGTAGTCCATCGTGCTCACGCCCTCGAACAGAATGATCCCGTTCTCGCCCTTGTCCTTCTTCTGAACGAGCATATACCAGTCGTTGTTGCTGCTATCTTTGAACTTAATCACGTCATTCTCGACGATATAGAAGTAAGATTCCGGCAGACGAAGCTGAATGATGTATCGCTGCGCCCATGCCGTCGCCCTTATGTCGTCAGCGAGATTTTGCATGTACGTCTGATAGTGCGTTATCGGAAGATTGACCTCTTGTGCGTTTATGTGCTGCGCGAGATCTCCGGTATGCGATATCACGCTCGCCTTCTCCATCGTGCCGTATCGGATGTAGCTGATCTTCACCATCGACGGGAGTTCCGTCATGTCCTTTCCCTCTATCCAAGCCCGCCGGCTGACTGCCTCACCCTCCTTGCGAGCAGACAGATCATCGACATTCACCTCTATCGTGTGGACGTTAGGCTTGTAGAAGAAGTGTAACTTGCCCCCGTGTTCTTGTGCCAAGATCTTGTGCGCAACGCACATGGGTTGAAGCGTTCGAGAGATGATCTGCGCTCCACGCCTCGCCATGAAGTAAAACTTCGATACGGAGGCAGGTATGCGAGCCAGATCGTAGTCCTCTGAGTCGAGACCGGCCTGTTCTAAAAACCACGGCAATATTTCTTTTATCGTGCTCGTAGGATCGTCTGCTTGATATACGGCTCGAAAGCGCGGGATGCGATGCCCGAACTCGGTGAGATCCAGATCGTCAAATCGGATATACATCGTCCGATTGAACGCAGGAGTATTAGACGCTCCCTCGTGTGCAGATATTACGGTGTCCACGCCGTGACTTTGCCCGCCCTTGTATACCTTGACGCCGGAAGCGAACTGTCCGGTCCAGTCGTGCAATTCTTGATAAAAGGTTATCGCTGGCGGACCTCCTGCGTTAGATACGCCAGACGGATTATACACGTCGAGAAAATAGTAGGTCCCGCCTAATGCGATCCCCTTGGCGAGAATGAACTTCGTGCCGTTGTTGATCGCATTTGAATAGTTGGAGATGTCTACGTTCTGCCCGATCTGAAATGCCGTGAGGTCAACCCCGTTAGATACGGGTGACCAGTGCCGCTGTGTCCCATTTCCAGTAGGGGCATCGCATGAGATGTTATCACTACTCTTCGTGGTCGTATTGACTTTTTGATAGACCAGCTTTTCGTCGGCGTATACCTCGAGAAGGTCTTGGTTCCACCGTCCTATCGTGAAGGCCACGGCGAGGTCGGCGTACCAGCGGGTAACCGGAGTCGTATCAGGTCTACTTCCGCCTCCCTTGCCTCCGGTCGTCGTACTCGGTTTCGTCTTGCTCGGTCCCTTCATCCAGATAAGTTGTCCGTCCGTGTTGCATCGAGAACCTACGGGGAATAGCGCGGGTGCTCCTTCGTCGAAGCTGAAGTATCCGATGTCACCCATATTCCCGTCATCATATCGCTGCGACTCATTCGGGAATAGGTTCGGAAATACGTAGCGAGAGTCGATGATAGACCCAAGACCAGCGAAGATTCCCGTCGCTGCTATCGTCGCCGCCGTTCCCCATCCTGCGGGAATGATATAAGACGCGGCAATGGCAAAACCGATCGTCGCCATTATTCGACCCCCCTATATTTGTAAATGCTGTGAATCGTCCAGCCTTCGGCCATGAACTCTGCGGCGTCTTCCTCCACGACCTTCTTCGCACTCGCGTGCGTGTGGATAAGTTTATCGCCATTCCAGATACCCACGTGCTGTGGATAGGTTGGTTTCACCTTCCAGAAAACTACGATGCGCCCTACGTCCAGGGCGTCAACCGGATCAAGCTGCTCGTCCAGATGTTTTATGAGAGAAACGCCGTCGGGTTTTCTGCGATAGTTCGCGATGTCCTTGATGGGGATGTCGAGATCTTGCGCCACCACGACGAGAAGTCCGATGCAATCCATTCCAGACTTCCGGCTTCTCGCCTGATGGTGGAACGGCACTCCAAGATATTTTCGTGCCTCGTTCACGATCATCATGCCTGTTACTCTCATGATCTCCTCGTCAACCTATAGGCGGAGTGAACATAGCCTTCTTCTGTCCTGGAACAAATGGGAACCCACCGAAGTTTATGATGTTGCCGTAAAGATCCTGGCACGTTGCCGCTGTCCAGTCACAGCCCTGATAAAAAGTAAACACGTCCGTCGCCTTGATCTCGTCGGGCATCTCATGATCGAGTTCGATCCTCAGTCGATCAGTCGCCGTGTCGAACTCTTCGAGCGCGACCCGAGCTATGCCGCGCTTAACGTAGATATTATCGCCCGTCGTACATTTCACGTATCCGTGATCGAACCACTGTTCAGTAGGTGATCCGGTGAACTCAGAGGTCGCCACCCAGAATATTCTTTTCGGTTCGATGACATCCACCTTGAATACGGCCACGTCCTCGTGGGTATAATCTGCGATGTTCAACTTACATCCATCAGCGAAAGACGGGTCGTATCCTTGACAGAACCTATATCGACATCGAGACGAGTAGGAGTCACCCACACGGCGCTGAAGGTTCCCCATCTTACTGCGGATCTCTGCAACCCATATCTCGCCGTCGCGTGCGATCTTCGCGATGTAGTAGATCGACTTCGTGAAGTAGCCGCACCACGGGAACATCCAGTCAACCTGATATTCCGTTATCTCGGCGTCGTCATAGTATCCCTTCCGCACGTCATCGTCAGTGATCTCACTCGATGAAAGAACGCCGAGGAATTCCATCGACTGAGTTTTCATGCCCGACTCACTACGATGGGCAGAAGGCGTCTGACCGCCCGCGGGCTTGTAGTCTTTCCCCTCAAAGGGGATCTGGTTGTCGTGACTCGTGAAATAATTCTCGTCAGTCGGCTTGACCCACACCTCGAATCGCAAAGCCTCACCCGATACGCCTGTCCATCCGCTGCTCGTCTCGTACGCATAGTTTCCGTCATCACCAGAGGTCGCGTCACCATCAGCACGCATGAATTCAGTGGCGTTTCCGTCAGGATGTCTTATCACCAGGAAATAGTCGGTGCTACCATCAAGCTCATGCTCGCCCTCAAAATTGAAATAAAGCTGCACGACGGATGAACCGATCAGACTCGCGTCTATCGTCTTTGAAGTTGCGATGGCAGATCCAGTCGGAGCCGCCGGAGAAGACCCGTCAGATGCGAAGATCTCTGCGTATATACTTCCTGACGCCTCGTTCGGTGATACCCGGTTCCTCATCCATACAGATACTATCCTGATTCGCTGCGTTCCCGCTGGAGTAGTAAACTCAGTCCCGATGCCTATGGTCGTTGCATTGTCGATGACGTAAAGATCTCCTGTCTCTGCATTGTTCTCGTCTGCGATGGCCTGATCCTTGTTCATCCTCACGATCTTGAAGAGTCGCGCGTAGCGAAAACTCTGCGCCGTGTTCAACGCCTCCATCGCAGGTTCGAGGATTATCATTGGATAAGTTCCTTCATTTGGATCTCAGTTAGCGACGCATCACCTGATATTCTCGGAATGACGTGGCCGCCTTCTTTGATGAACTCCTTGATCGTCTCTGGCTGCCGCATAAAATCCATTAATTCTATACGCTGTTCTGTGGTCATCGCGTAAAGGCTCTCTACGGATCCGTAACTCAGACGCCCCTGGACGAATAGCTCCAAGGCCATCGCCAACTTGATATGGTAAGAGTGAAGTTCGGTCTCAAAGTGCTTCCTCTTCTCGGGTGTTATCTCACCCACCCACTTCTTCAGGGCCATAGCCATGTCGTAAAGACGATTGATTTCCTTGATCGCCCTGTCCATCTTCCGGTCGAGCGTATCTTTACGAAGAAGACATTTCTTCACGCGAATTACACAGCGTTCAGATTCATAGCTGTCTGTCTTAGGATTAGATCGCTTCTTCACGTTTTCGGTCATATCCACGTTGATCTCTTCAAGTTCAAGATACATCTGTTTCAACGACTCGATGCGACCGTTCAGTTCACGAAGTGCCTGCTTATACATCCCGTAGTGCGTACCGCCTGCCCGTCCAACGACGAGACGCTCCAACTGGAATGTGTCGTAACTCTCGTCAAAGTCGTCAAGAAGTTTTCTGAGTTCTTCCCTCATGTCATGCTCCTGCGTAGGCGGCTGATGGGCTTTGTTTTGTCACGCTTCCAGGAGTCGTGCCAAGCGTCACCCACGTATTCGACGGCGTATTGACCGTATATAGATACACGTCGTCATGCGCCGTACCGTTGTAGCCGCAAAAATGTAAACCCTTCTGTCCTGTTCCGCTTCCGAAGTCCGCTGATGCACCAGCGGCCTGTGATCTGTTGCCTACCGTAATATCGGCCTTGCCAGTCCACGTATCCGTTACCGGGTCCCACTCTTCCATGTCGTCAAAATAGTTCGGCGTGTCATTCTGTCCGCCGACCACATAATATTTTCCGGCCTCGTGAATGTAGAATGATGCGGCGTTGAATCGTTCAGGGTCCGGCATATCGTCTCGCTGATCCCAAGTGTCGGTCACTGGATCGTATCTGAAGTGCTGATTTTCAAAGCCGCCAGTCTCGTCGTTCTTGCCGTTCGTGAGGTATCCCTTATCAGAGTCCGCGAAGGCTATGCAACCAGACGTGTAGTAGCTGTGATCATTCTTTCGCGTCCACGTCCTTCCATAAAAACTTTCCATATATTTTGTCGCCACACCGCCGACGACGTAGCCCTTCTCCTTGACGGCGAAGGCTGCACCCGAACCGTGAGCCTCGACCAGTGATCCCTCGTTGATCCATACGTCTTCCGTGGGCTTGAACTTATAAAGGCTCGAAGAGTCGATGCCGACGTAAATGTTATGCACGGTCATCGCAAAGTTCCACGATCCGGAATGATCGTCTGGCATATCGGATTTCGTCACCCACGTGGATACGCCGTCGAACTGATCGCACCCGTTAAGATCTCCGATACCACCGAATAAAAAATAACGGATCGCCTCGTACCCTTCAGGATCCCCAAGCGTCATCAGCTTCCAGTTCCAGTATGCATGTACCGTTGGAAGACCGCCACTCGCCGACGTGTAGATCGGCGGAAATCCGAGAAGCCCCCACTTACCGATGAGGTACGTGCCTCCTGAAACCGTCGCGGGGAGCATGGTCGGTGAGACGGTGAACTCGATCTCAGAAAGAGATAGTATGCACGCCTCTTCAGTACCTACGACCGTAACCGTCTCGTCCTCATTATCCACTATCGTGAACGTATGCGTGTCTGAGTGATTCACGACGAGGAAGTAAATTCCGCCGAGCTTCATGCCGGTCGGATTCGGGAGTTCAACCTTATGCCCACTCGCCGTTGGCGTGAAGCTCCACAGCCGCGCGACTCGAAAGTCAATCTCGTAGTCACCAGTGAGGGATACGTCTTTGCTTGATCCGTAGAACTTGGACTCAGTGATCATAAGACAACCCACTCTTTCGTGCCGGATAACTCTGTCAAGCTGACGAGCAAGGAGGAACCTTGACTGAAAGCCGATCCGCTCTGTAACACGCTGTTCCCGTTCTTGTCAACAAGTCCGAGCGATTGCGGGCCGTCATTGAACAACTGAAAGTGGATGCCGCCCGTGGGGATGTAGGTTTCGTCTGGAAGGTAGATGTCGAGGTTCACGACGGTCGTGCTGAAGTGAATACTGAAACCGTCCGTCATGGTGATTGCGAGATCTCCCGTGAACCCGTAGAAGACTTTTCCTCCACGATACGGGAAGTTGTCTTGAAGGGGCAACTCATCTTTCAACTCGACGATTGGAATATTAGAGATGGTCCCTGTCTTGAACGCATCGATAGACGCCTGCAAGCCCTTATCAGCATCTTCACCGAAGCGCACCGGGACATCGAACTCGTATCCAGCGGTTATCACTACCGCTGCGCTCGGTGGACTCGTGAATAAAACGACACCCGTTGCAGTGCTCACGCTCCATCCAGTGGGTTGAGGCGTACCGTCGAACGCGATGGACACGGTATCTACTACCGGCTTCACGATGTTCCGAACGTAGTCGTTGCTCGCCGGTCCGCTGTCGTACGTCTTGATAAGCTGGAACTCATCTTCCGTCCCGTCGCCCGTACCGATCTCCTGATCCGTATCCGTCGGGGTGTCAGAACCATTAGACGCTGACGTGAAATCGAGCCAGTCCTTGTACCTGAAGCCGTACGCAGAACCCCTTCGAGATCGAAAGAACTCCATAACCTCGTATATGTTATCAAGACTTCTGATGCCGTATCCTACATCGTACTCGTTTCGCTCAGTTTCCCATCGACTGAATCGTTTCTCTGAACCGGAGTCGAGTATCACGACGTTCGTGTTGAAGCCTGGACCGCCGCGCGATCCGTAGGATATGTCAGTCGGAAAGCGTACCTCATGGAAACCCATGTAATCACCTCGTCATAAGTCGAAGATCGTCGAAGATCTGTCTCGCTGATTTTCTCACGTCTGAACCGCCTTGTGAGCCGTTGATGTTGATTGTGAGGTTGTACGTATTCCCTCCACCACCGATCGCCTCTACGCCAAGGTTACCCGTTCGAGGATTTCGCTTGACCGGCATGATAGCCTCGTCGCCAGCCTCGCCTGCAAGAACGGACTTCGTGTTTGATACCTGAAAGAGCGTGGGCTGGTTCAAGATGGTTCCGCTCTGTGCTCGCTCGATGACCATCCCGTGCGCCGCAGGAGTGAAGAGACGACCATGTGCCGACGGCTTTGCGCCTCCCGCCATGGCGCCACCGGCTATTGCACCGCCACCGGCGAGTAACGACGCCGCCGTCTTTGCGCCTGCAACCATAGCCGCGTTCAACGCAACACCGGCTGTCGTCAAGATAGAAGATACCTGACCCGCCGTTGCGATCTCTTGCGTCTGACGACTAATCGCCGCGGCCTGCTTGATACCAACGACCGTCTCAGCCGTCACGATCTCTTGCGATTGTTTTGACACGTCCGGCGCAAGGTTCGTGATGAACGAGGTCAAGCTCTCTGTGATAGGCTGCGTTACGAAGGCGTTGAAGATCGAGCGGCCCATCCCCTCAGCCATGTTGCTAATGATCTCACTCGCTTCACCCGCCTGGAATACGATGTCTTCAAGCCCGCGTCCGAATGCGCTTGAGATGCCTGCGCCCATGTCGCGCATGCGAACGGTGAAATCCAACTCCTTGTTCAGCCGCTTTACCCTGTCGATCGTCTGCTCATCTATATCATTGACCGCAATCTGACGCTGTTCTGCGATCTGCATCAAAGTGATTGCGATGTTTCGCTCGACGTTCGTCATCTTCAAAAGATCGATCTCTTGCTCGATGCTCTGCAATGGGTCGTGTTGCCTCGATCTGAGATTATCGATTATATTGACCCACTTCTTGACTTGTTCCTGGATCTCCTCTACATTTTCAATACCCGCCTGTGTCGCGAGGTTCGATGCGTGGATACTCGCGGAATAAGCATTGAACGCCGACTCGCCTTCTACAAGGGCCATCGCCTCTGCTTCGAGGCCGTCGATGTATTCCCATAGATCGGTACTCGCCTTCTTCCTCGCGGTATTCTGTTTCTCGATGCGCTGTGTCTCATCTTCTTGCTCCTTCTTCAACTTCTTGAGCGCGTCGGTATTCAACTGCGTATTGACAAGCATCTCAATGTAAGCACGGCGCATGATTGGAGTCAATGCCGCGATCTCGTCCTTGAACTTCGTAGTAAGTTGAATCCGTATCCGTTCTTCTTCACTCGTAGCCTTCAGAACTTCGCGCTCGTGTAGCAATTCCTGGACATATTGCTGTAACTTCGCTGACGCCTCACTCGACTCGACGCCGCGCTTCTTCAAGTGCTCTGCGAACAGGTCAAGTTTGTCTCTCGGATCCTCGATGGCGACGCCAAGATCCTTGAGCGTGTTCATGAGGCTGTTCATCTTGCCTTCAAACATACTCGCCGCAGTCGCTGCGTGGATCTGAGTCTGAACGTACGTCACCATCTCCTTCTCAAGCGTGGCGTACATTCCAGTGCCGACCTTACCTACAGATTCCTGTATTTGAAGTTTCGGGAGGTTCGCCGCCCACTTATGCGCCTCTTCATCGTATCGCTTGAAATATTGTTTCAGCGTCTTGTTGTACTCTTCTGGAAGAACGGCGGCGATGTGCTTCATGTACTCGACGTTGCTCGTCATATATTCCTTGAGCTTGTCGCCCATCTCGGGGACGATCTTATCAACCTCGATCGCGCCGTACATCAAGTCTGAGTTGCCACGAATATTTATCAGTTCGTCTTTCACGATACGGAGTTGATCTCGAAGTGAGCGGACCTTCAGTTCTGCATCTCCCATGTAGTCTGCGAACTTCAGTCTGTTTGCCGTAAGACGCCACTCTTCCGTATTGTCGATCAGTCCACGATAGGTATGATTAAGACGATCAGTCTCTTCGCGCTGACGCTGCATGATGTAGTTGACGGCCTTGACCGCTGCGTAGATCCCACCAAAGACCGCTGCCAACGCCAAGACGGGATGCGCGATCAGAACACCGCGTAGCTTCATCATGGAAAGACTCAGAAGATTTGTAGCGGTGACTCCTCGAATCGTCGCGCCTGAGTACATATCTGTACTTATTGCCGCCAGCTTTGCCGCGCTCGATTGTTTTATCATGCTCGCCGTCGAGAGGGCTATGGCTACGGGCAACTTGAGCGCGATATACGATGCGCCGGCGACGGTCAACCCCTCGATGCCTGCGGCAAGAACTCGGGTCGCGTTACCAGCCTCAGATTCGATACCACCCATCACGCGGACGGTATCAACGCCTACCTCTACGAGAGTACGGAGACCGCCGGTCAATCCATCTTCGCCCATCTGAAGGTAGACCTCTTCGATGGCAGAGCGCAGAGACTTCAGCGAACCAGCGAGGTTGTCCGCCATGATCTTCGCCGCCTTCTCTGCGACATCCTTTGCCTTCGTGTTCGCCTCGGTCAGATCCTCGAACTTATCGATGCTCGCAGACAGCGTGAGCGCACCGGCTACCTGAAGTCTGCCGAAGATCGCAAGTGCCTGATTCGCACTCATATTCGCGTCATGAAGACGCCGAAAGATGGTCGTAAGTTTATTCGTTGCCGGATTCACTTCCGCGAGGGTCAGGCCCATGTCCTTCAGTGCCTTACTGCCCTGCGAAGAGACGTTCAGGAGTCGCGCCATGACGCCTCGAAGGTTCGTACCAGCCAGTGATGCCTGTATGCCCGAATCGCCAAGCACACCGGCTCCTGCGGCTGCCTCTTCGAGCGATACGCCCAGGGCTCCCGCTACAGGACCGGCGAACTTCATCGTCTCGGCCAACATCGATATGTTCGTATTCGCACTGTTCGCCGTATTCACCATCACGTCCGCGACTCGGTTCATGTCCGATGCGTTGAGTCTGAACTGAGACAAGACGTTGGATGCGATGTCACCGGCGAGTCCGAGATCGATGGCCCCGGCTGCGGCAAGGTTCAGCGTAGAGGGTAGAGCGGTGATGGCGTCGTTCGCCGTGAAGCCTGCCCGGGCAAGGAAGACCAGAGAGTCACCAGCCTCGCGTGCGGAGAACTTCGTAGTCGCTCCCATCTCCCGTGCCGCCGCAGACATTCCCATCATCTGTTCTTGCGTGGCGTTCGTCACGGCGGCAAGTTCAGACATCGTCTTCTCGAACCCGATGGCCGTACTCGTAATATCACGAAGTACCATCGTAGCTCCGATGCCCGCGAACATCCCGGCCATGACCTTCTTGACGCCCGCTCCGGTTTTTCCGAGGTGGTTGAGTTGCTTGTCGAATTGCTCGGTTTGCTTACCTGACTTTACGGCCTGGTCGCCTACTGACTTGATGGCGTCCTTGCCTTGCTTTCCCCCTGTCGCGGCTTTCCGGGCGTCCACCGCCATCTTGAGTGTTGGCATCTTTAGACTCCCTGCTTTTTTCTTCTAAAATGTGTTGACGAAAACGCCGATCCACCGAACAGATGATCTCATAGTAGTTGACCTTCAAGTCCGTGTCCGTTATTCCGTGGATGTCTAACCACGCAAGAACCCTCCTCTCGTCTATCGGATCAAGATCTTTTCGCGTTGCATGAAGTTCGAGCCATGCGCTCTCGTACGGACGAAGGTCTTCAAATAGTACCGGACGGTTCCTGTACGCATCTACGATCCGGCCTCGTCTTGCCCAGACCTCGAACCACTTGACGTACTCTCCCCACTCGTAGGACCACTCGAAGACCTCGATGAGTTTTTTACCGACTCATCTTGCGAGATCTTCCGATACCGCACCCGACTACCCGCCTGAAGAAAGACCCACGTCTGGAAGTCATGAAACTCCTCGTCGCGCAGAATCTTCAACCCCTCTTCCGGCGTATACGCAAGATCTTCGTCATCGTCATCAAGTACGTTACGCCAGTCGAGAAGCACGAACATCGATACGGCCTGTATGTAGATGTCCTCCATCACGTCAGGGGGGATCCGCTTTCCAGGATCGCTGTTCTCACTCGGGTGTTCGTCCAGCCATTTCTGCGTAAGCCGCTCGACTTCTTGATTATAATTCTTGTTACCGATTCGAGCGATAAGACACTCAATAGAAGTGTCGGCGCCCGGCACAGGATAGGTGCACCAGACGCCTTCGACTTCTTTCTTCAAATCGCATCGCAACGCACTTAACTTTGGCATAGCCCTTCCTCCTTCTGATCTTACGTGTAGCTGAGTTTGTGTATCCGAACTGTATATTGCATCGTGGTATCGTAAAACGCCTCGAACGCCATCTCGCCCATGATGTCCTGGTTCCGTCCACCCGCGACACGCTGGCCGCTTGAGAACTTCACGGCAGGAAGATCGAGTACGTACATACCGAGACCCGCACAGTTGATCTTGGCGGCGAGTTCCACCGTGTTGAACGCAAGATACTCGTCCATCATATCAGGGGTGAGGTAGTGCTGCGTCAGAGATCCGCTTACCTCAGCCGTACCCGTACCCATCTCGAAAGGTCCAAGCGTACCCACGCGCTTTCGCCCGCGAAGGTTGTTGTTCAGATCCCAACGAAACGAGGTGTGGTTGATAGGCGTAGTCCCGCCGTTCATATAGAACTCTTCCACATCATCGATGGCGTTCAGCGAGGGATTGCCCACCGCTGCGGTAACCGTGCCCTTGCCCGTGTCGTCAGACAGCTCATCTTTCAGGAGCATGCCGAGCGTCCCGGTGATGAGGCCGTCACTCTCCCAACCGAACCCGAACATATTGATCGCACCGCCCGTATACAGGACGTACTCATCAGACGTGAGATCCTGGTTGTACTTCTGAACACCGAACGTGATGAGCGTGGTCCCGTTGCTGATGTTCGCGGAGTTCGTGAGACTCATATTATTCGTAGGCGTCGACTCGTCGGTCAGCGTTACGCAGTCGAGCGTGACCGTTGTGGCTGTTATCGCAGAGATGCGCCCAACCTTGAGATGATTCGGACTCACGGTGGTCGTGCCCTCGTCCTTGAGGATAACCCAGTCCCACTGATCAAGATTGGTCGTCGGATCATGCGTGGTGAACGTGATTACGTTAGACGTGATACTCGTTACCGCCTGTGAGGCCGTACCTGCAGGCGTCGTGAAGACCGAAGAGAGCAACGCCCTCTTCATCAGTTCATCGTACGCCGCCCACTGTAGCTCGATCCCGATATCGCCGCTCGCCTGAAAATCGTTTCGCGCGATGTACGGTGAGTTGCGGTCTGCGCGAATCACTTCACTCCGCAGCGTGGACGTATCGGCCTTAAGACTCTCGGAAGTGAACTGGACTGCCTGAAGCGCGGGCGTACCCTCCCATACCCCGTAGTCCGTCTCAGCGACTGAATAAGAAAGTTCTACTCTATTTGCATCGGACATTGCTATGTCTCCTAATCAGTAAAGTCAGAGTGAAACGGATACTGCACGACCACTACCCACCATCTTCCTTCCGCCCTTCCCTGTCCTATTTTCGGCGTTCCATAGACGACGCCGTCAGCCGTGACAGTCCTGAACGCACCCTTCGTGTCGATCAGGTCCGCGACCGCAAGTACCTTTTCCACTCCGCCATCGATAACTCCTTTTACGTGAGCATATCCGATGCCGTGCGTCCTGTACTTGGCATTAATGCTGTTGGCTGATACCTTCTGCCGATCTCCGAGAACGATGAAGTTACGAATCCAGCACTCAGTCGACCCGAGATTGTCTTCGTCGAGATCTTCCACCTCGTTGTCGTGGACGACCTGTATCGAATTCGGCGTGGCAATGACGGTATCGAACCGCGTCTTGACTTTTTCCACCAGATCGTAAA